GCCCACGTCCGCCGTGATGCGATACGGCCCTTCACCGGCCAGCAGAACGCCTCCGAGCGGCCCGTCCGACAGGCTCGCCGTGATCCACGACACGCCGTCCCAGACCTCGCGCGACGTGATCGTCGCGGGCGTCAGGTCAGGCTTGAACTCGCCCGGCCCTTCGACCGTCCAGACGACCTCGCGCTCCGTGAACCGATGCGCGATATGCGCCTCGATGCGCGCCCAAATCGCATTGCGATCAAGCGCCAGCGCCGCCGTCGAAAGCCCGAACGGAGTCGCCGGATAGGACGCGGGCACGGCCTCGTCGCGTTGCAGAATCTCCATCATGCCCTCCACCGGGTCAGGGGATGAACGTGTGAACGTCCACACATTTCGGCAGCCCAGTTCCGCGCTTCGATCTGCGCGCCCTCATAGGCGGGCCGCGTGACCGCGCTCAGCTCGAACAAGTCCGCCGCCGTGATCGTGCGGCGCACCACGCCCGACCGCGCTTCGATCCGCTCGCCATCGGGCGAGACGCGAAAGCCGGGTGAAAGCCCCCGGATCAGCCCCGCGTCATGCGCCGCCAGGAAGTCGCGCGCCCATGTCGTTTCCGGCGCGATTGTCGCCTCGAAGCTCAGCGCATCGTCGCCGTCGCGCAGCTCCAGCGTGCCCGCCGTGCGGCTGGCAAGCGGTTTCTCGAAGTCGTGCCCGCTCAGAAGGTGAATATCCTCGCCAGCCTCCAGCCGGGCCGCGAAGGCGCGGGAAGCGATGACTTCCACACGCCCCCGGCCCAGCTCGGCAGGCGAACCGTAGGGGAACGCGCCCGCAATGCGAACGCGCCCCCCGTCAAGGCGGCGCAGCTCCAGCGCGCCGCCTGCTACACCGCCCCAGAGCATCACTGGATGCCCGTCAGAACTTCAAGCTGCGCGGCCCGCGCAACCGTGATGTCCATCGTCGCAAGCGCCGTGAGGCGCAGGCCACCGGACGCCGCGTCGGTGTAGGGGTCGCGGATCAGATCGACCGCGCCCCAGGTCGCCACGAAGAAAGGCGAGACGCCGCCCGCGTTCGTGGTCAACAGCGCCTTGGACGCCGCCGGGCTGCCGGTCGGTGCCGCCAGCGCGTTCGGAGACATGGCGACATTGCCCGCCGGAATGTTGCGGGTGAGCCGGTCCCATTCCGTCACGCCCGTGCCGGTGTCGATATAGGTGCCGTCCATCGCGTCCCAGACCTCGGGCCGGATCAGCAGGCGCACCGCGTCCGGGCTGCCCGCCGCGTTCGCCGTCATGAACCGCACCACCGCCGACCGGAACGCCGACCATGCCGCCGCCGCGTCAACGGCCGTTTCGGTGATCCCGTAGGTCGAAGCGCCCGCGATCACGCCCAGCGGCTCGCCGCTCGAACCCGCGCCCAGGAACGCCGCCCGGTCCATTTCCTGCGCAATCGCGCCGTTCATGTCGCGGCGCACCGCTTGCTCCAGAGCCGCGCCCGACTGTTTCAGGGTCTTGCGGGTGATCTTCATCTGGACGCCCAGCGTGTGATCCGGTGCCAGCGGCTTGTCGGTCGTGGCGTAGGCACTCGGGCTTGCCACGTCGCCCGTCTCGGACGCCTGCCAGCCCACCGATGCGCCGGACGTGGCGACGGGATATTCCAGCTCGCCTTGCCCGACATTGACCATCTGCCCGCCCATGCGGCCCGCGACCGATTGCGGGAACAGCCGGTCGATGATCGGCCGGGTCTGCATCGGGTCCGGGGTGCCGCTTGCGACGGTTTCGCCCGCGCGTTGCTCCAGCGCCTGCCACGGCACCGGGATGCCCTGATAAGCCCCTTGGCTGCGCAGCTCCTGCACGATCTCGGCCGTCTCGCCGTCGATCTGGTGCCCGTGGTCGAGCGCCGCCGCGACCTGGCGCACCTCGAAGCGGCCAAGCATCTCGGCCCATTCCTTCGAGTCGCGGGTTTCCAGCTCGCCCCCGGCCTCGCGCCGTTCTTCATCCTCGGCCACAAGCGCCGCGCGATAGCGGGTCTCGGCCGTGCGATATTCCTTGTCGAGCGATTCCATGCTGCGCACTTCATCCTCGGTCGGTTCCGGCTTGGCTGCCAGCGTTGCCAGCTCTTGCCGGATTTCGGAGCGGCGAAGCTCCAGTTTCTTCGATTCAAGCATCGGATTTCCTTTCGTGCTCGGTAGGTTTTTGCTGCGATTGCAGCAGGTCGCGCCATTGCTGGCGCTCGGGACTGAGAACGGGATGCCCGCACTCAATTCGGGTCTTGCGCGTGTGACAGGACGCGCAGAGCGTTTGCAGATTGGTCAGGTCGAAGGCGCGGTCGGGCGCGCTGCGCACCGCCTCGATATGGTCGATCTCCAGCCGGTGCCGCCCGCCGCACTGGACGCAAGCCCAGCCGTCGCGGCGCAGCGCCTCCAGCCGCAACGCCCGCCAGCGCGGGCCGCGCGTGATATGCCTGCTATACCGCCGGGTCACGCCGCACCTGCATGTCGTAATAGTGAGCCGTGCCCGCCGTCCCGACAGGCGAGACGCGCACCACGCGGTAATCCTCGCCCTCGGCCGTCACGCGGTCGTCGGGTTGCGGTGTCACCGCCACGTCCACCGCCATGAACAGGCGCAGGTCGCCCACCTCGAACAGCCCGCCCGCGATTGCGGCCAGCTCCTCGCCATAGCGCGCCGTCGCCGCCGTCGCGGGATAGTCCGTCACCGTGCCCGGCAACGTGCCGCCGAAAGCGTCGGTGCCGCCCGGTTCCTCGCGTTTCAATGTCACCGCGCGCCCTTGCGCCGCGATGATCCGGCTTGCTCTTGCGGTCAGGTCCATGCGATCCGCCCTCCTTTGCTTTTCGGTGCGCCGATCATTCGGACGCCCTGCGCCACGGCCAGCACCGTTGCCGCCGCCGCGTCGATCCGGCCGGTCGAGCGGCCCTTTGCCAGTTTGTGATTGCCTGCCGGGTCAACGATGGTGATCGCGTCCGCGAAGGCGGAACGCAGCAGCAGCGACGGCAGGGTGCGCACCTTGCCCTCGAACAGCGCCCGCCGGAACCGCTCCACATCCTCGGAGCCGTCGCGCCAGCCCATGCCGCGCCAGACGCCCGGCACGCGATCCAGACCAGCGCCGCGCAGCGCCTCCATGAACTCCGCATGACGAAAGCGGTCTCCGACGATTGCGGCCGGAGCCTGCCCGTCGAGCATCTGCACCACGTCCGCGAGGAACCGCTCGACGGGGACGGTCGTCTCGCCCATCGTCACCAGCTCGCCCCGGTCGCTCATTTCGACATAGCGGCCCGACACGCCGTCCGCCGCGCCACGATCCGCAAGGCCCGGCCTCATGGGGAAGGCTGCCACGCATTCAAGCCGCGCCGTTTCAGGCCAGAACAGCGCTGCCGCCGACATGCTGCGCGAACCGCCCAGATCGACGCCCAAGACACAAGGCCCGGCCCGCTCGGGCAGCGCATCGGGCGCAACCTCGGCCGCAAGCCATTCGTCGGTTGTGACCAGCACCGACCTATCGTCAGACGCGACACGCTCATTGCGGTTGAGATTGCGAAAGCTCGACAACGCCGACCCGCCGCGCGCCATTGCCCGCCGCGCCTGCGCTTGCAGCCATTCCGGGGTCGAGCCGATGCCTTCCTTCGCGCCGGGGTTGGCGATCAGCAGGCTTTCAAGATCGTCGGGCGGCAAGCCCGGCTCGGGCCGGTGTTCCTGCACATACGTGCCGGGCGGCGGTTCATCCAGCCAGCGGGAAAAGGTGTTCGCATCATCCGGCGCACTGGTCGAGATAATCAGCGCCCGGCCGTCACGCTTACCCAGCCCCGACAGGATTGCGTTTTCGAGATTGTCGCCCTTTTCCTTTTCCCATGACCGAGGACCACCCCGCGCACCGGCCCTTCGCTGCGGCGCATACCGTGCCATGGCCGGGCGAGATCGCGGTGTTCCGCAGCCCCTCAACGGACGGGTTCGAACTGCTGACCAGCTTCGGCACGCGGGCCCGCCTCGGCGCGCTGGTCTCGGACTTCTACGCGGGGCCGACGGCGCGCTTCGACCTCGGCAACGCTCTGGTCGTCGATCTGCTGACCGGCACTCTTGAAAACGTCACCGACCTGACGCTGTTCGGCGGCGCCAATGCGCTGGCCATCGAGAGCGCGCCGGATATCTGGGAGATCGTGCAGGCGGCCTCGGCAGAGCTGCTGGCGCCCGGCCGGTATCAGCTGACCCGGCTGTTGCGGGGCCAGCGTGGCACCGAGGGCGCCATGGGCAATCCCACGCCCGCTGGCGCGCAGGTGGTGGTGCTCGACGACAGCCTCGCATCGCTGCCGATCGCCGAGGCCGATCTCGGCATCCCGTGGAACTGGCGCATCGGCCCGGCGAGCCGCCCGGTCAGCGACGAGACCTATGTGGCGCAGGCTTTCACGCCCGCAGGCGTCGGGCTTCGGCCGTTTTCGGTCACCCATGTCGAGCAGCCGTGGCGCACGCCGCGAACTGCCGGCGACCTCACGATTCGCTGGACGCGCCGGTCCCGCGCGCTTGCCGCCGACAGCTGGGGCGGGCTGGAGGTGCCGCTCGGCGAGGAGCTCGAAGCCTACGAGGTCGAGATCCTCGACGGCGCAACCGTGAAGCGGGTGCTGAGCGCGAACGCCACCAGCGCCGTTTACACCAGCGCCCAGCAGACCGCCGACTGGGGCGGGCCGCTCGGCCCTGGCGACACGCTCGATATCCGCATCTTCCAGCTCTCCGCCCTCGTGGGGCGAGGCGCGCCCAAGACCGTCACGCTGATACTCTGAAGGCCATCCTATGTCCGATGCCACGACCCATCTCCTGCTGCCCTACATCCTGGCGGCGCAGGCCCAGAAGCATGTCACCCACAACGAGGCGCTGAGGCTGCTCGACGGGCTCGTGCAGCTCTCGGTCCTCGACCGGGAGCTGGCAGCACCCCCAGTGAGCCCTGCCGATGGAGACCGCTACATCGTCGGCTCGGGCGCTACGGGCGACTGGGCGGGCTGGGACCTCAACGTCGCGCTTTGGACGGACGGGGCGTGGCTGCGCCTGCCACCGCGGACCGGCTGGCGCGCGTGGGTCGAGGACGAGGGGCTGCTGCTGGTTTACGACGGCGCTGGCTGGATCGGGACTACGCCCGCGGCGCTGCAGAACATGGCATTGCTGGGGCTGGGGACGACGGCGGACGCATCTAACCCGTTCTCGGCCAAGCTGAACGCCGCGCTCTGGACGGCGAAGACCGTGGCCGAGGGCGGCACCGGCGATCTGTTCTACACCATGAACAAGGAGGCCGCGGGCGATGATCTCGGCCTGACGCTGCAGACCGGGTTCGTGACCAAGGCGCTGGTGGGGCTGTTTGGCTCCGACCGCTTCCGCCTCGCGGTCTCGGCCGACGGCAGCACCTTCTACGACGGGCTGAGCGTCGACAACGCCACCGGCATCGTCGACCAGCCGCGGCTGCCGCGGTTCAAGGCCTATACGAACTACGACAACTACGTCGGGGTCGGGACCTCGACGAAGATCGCGATCAACAACACCGACTACAACGATCAGAGCGCCTTCGACGCCGTGAACAACCGCTTCGTGGCGCCCGTGGACGGCACCTACCTCTTCGGCGCGACGCTGCTCTACAAGATCAATGCCAGCACGTCGGCGCGGATGAGTGGGCGGCTTGTCCTGAACGGCATGACGGAGATCCGCGGCTCGCGGGGTGAGATCAGCGGGGCGCATGTCTCCGAGGCGACGGCGCTCTGGCTGCAGACCATGGTGTCACTCACCGCCGGCGACACAGTGGAGCTGCAAGGCAACTTCCGCGCCGCGGACGGCTATTTCGCCGCCGACCAGACGTCCTTCTGGGGTGCGAAGATCGGCTGAGGGAGGCACGCCATGGCCCCACAACGCCCGGAGGACGGGTTCGAGGCGATCCGCGGCGTCGGGAGGACGTGGCCCATGACCTCCCCTCGCTCATCCAGACGAGCGTCCTGCTCGCCGCCCACGGCTGGCGCGACAATGACGACGCGGACGCGCTCCGGGACGATCCCGCCTTCCGGCTGGCGGCCAGCTCGGCCGCCGGGCGCTGGCCGCTCGACCG